GAAAACGGGGGTGAACCCTTCAGGGAGAACATTATGTCTTTGGAACATACGATTGATCAGCTACGAACGCTCAAATTGACCGGCATGGTGGCTGGCGTCGAACATCAGCTCGCCCAATCCAGCTACGGAGCACTCGGCTTCGATCAGCGCCTTGGCCATCTGGTTGACGCCGAGGTGAGTCAGCGCGACAGCAAGCGCTTCACGCGCCTGATTCGCAATGCCAAGCTCAAGGTCTACGCCGAACCGGAGGCTATTGACTATCGTGTTGGGCGCGGGTTGGATCGATCGGTGATCGCGGATTTGCTGACCTGTGGCTGGATTGAGCACCGCCAAAACGTTTTGGTCACTGGACAGACAGGTACTGGAAAGACCTGGTTGGCATGTGCCCTGGCCGTACAAGCCGCACGCCAAGGGATCACCGTAGGCTACCGGCGCGTAGGCCGCCTGTTGGAAGACATGGAGGTTGGGCATGCGGACGGCTCACTGGCCAAGCTTCGCAATCAACTCGCCAGGACCGGCCTACTAATCTTGGATGATTTCGGCCTGACGCCGCTGAGCAGCCGCGGACGTGCAGATCTACTGGAATTACTCGATGACCGTGTCGGCTCTGGCGCCACGATTGTGGCTGGCCAGATGCCAGTGCAGGACTGGCATGCGTTTATCCATGACCCTGCTTTGGCTGATGCCATCATGGATCGACTGATTCACAGCAGCCACAAACTAGCGCTCAAGGGTGAATCCATGCGAAAGACGAAGGCAGCCAAGTCCTGGAAGTGAGTGCTGGCGGCGCTGTCCAGCGCTTCTGGCGCTCGCATCCAATTCATTTGGCGGCGGTGTCCAGTTCCGTCGCCGATGAGTGTCCAGTTGGTTGGCTTTTCGTAAAAATTGCGTATCGGCCTGCGGTGGCCGGCTGGCGAGGTTGGTTTGGCCGCATGGGTAAAGACCGATAGTTCCATTTTGGAGACAGGATAAACATCCTGCTCAAGAAAAAATCCAGCTCCTCTCGCAAGGGCCGCAATGAGGCTTTGCGCTGTTGAATTGCGAGAAAAACTAGGGTGATAAGCCTTTTCGACCGGAAGCGCATGACGGACCCTATTTCCAGGCAATCAGCCAAGAGTGGAGGGGCGACGCGACGAATATCTTGCTTGGCGCCGCGCTCCGCCTCGACGGTGGCGGCCTCGCGAACAGCGGATGCTGACGACGAGGGGGATTAGGGATGTTTATTTGGGGTAGGGAAGGGTAGCTTCCGACCCCAATCAGAATCTATCAGGCAAGTTGATCTGAAGACGACGTTATTTGGTCGTGGCCGTGGCCGTGTCGGACCCATGCCTTCGTGACGCTTGAGCGGTGCGTTCCTGCCGACGCTCACAGGCCTGCTTATCCGGCGCGCCAAAACGTCAGTGCAAGTGGCTCCGGGCAAGCTCGCGAGCTGCGCATGACCGGCGCGGGTCAGCACGATCGCCGCGCCGCTGCTCGGCCGATTGGGGCTCAAGGTCAGTCCCCAGCAAGGGATGGCTCTAGCGTCGGCTGGTGAGCAGTGCGAATGAATCTGTATCTCAAAGCGCCAACGTCTTGTCCTGCGATCTTGACGAAGTGCTGCTCTCGCTGCTCGCCAAGATCCATGACGACGACCTTGACCAATGACTGCTGAACCGCTTTTCGTTTGGCGTTCCGCCTGCGCACCGAAGCCCGGATGTCGGTGGCATTCGCATGCCAGAGCAATCCGCGCAGCCGGCGTTCTGGGATCCGTTCGCCGCTCGGTGCAACCAGATCACGGCCAGCCAATCGCCAGCCCGCGCAGGGGCCGGTCAGTTCTACATGGTTCGTGACCCGCGCCGATGTAGATCTGCCGCGCAGCTGTTTGGGCATTGCTCGCCAACAGCCAGCACGGTGGCGACGGTCTAGATTGTAGGTGTCAGTCATGCGGCAAGTTCCGTTTCGCTAGGGGAACGGTTCGGCGGCAGGTCTTGATCCAAAGCCAGATCCAGCGCAGCCGAGCCCGCGCCGCACGACGAGATGATCTCGCATAATGGGTGGATCTGTTGGGATTCCACGTGCTGGGCTAGAGGCGCAGGAGCCTGTGCCGCTCTCAGGGGGCTGACGGGTGATACCCCCAGCACCAGTGCAACGAATGCTCCCCGCCCTAAGCGTTGCCATACACGGCGGTCGTCAGCGTTGTGCGCTCTGTCTGCCTCTATTGCTGCGAGTACTTGCATCACGTCCATGTCTATGTCTTTGGCCATCCTTGCTGCCAGTGCCGGCGCTGCGTGGCTACGGCCGTGACGCCAGTTCCCTGGTGTCCCGTGTGATGTGCCGAGTTCCTTCGCTGCTCTGTAGTCCGTGTCAATGCCTTTTTTCGCTTTCCATGCGTTTAGGAGCTTCACAGTCGTAGTTTCCGACAGACGGTCAATCATAGTCATCCAAGCCCCTTGTCAGTTAGTTCTACTCGTAGTCTAATACCCATGGCGTCCAAGGGTGTTGGACGGTTCAGGGGGTCTCATGTTGGGGTTGTTTGTCTTGTGGCTGTGCATCGGCCTGTGCCTTCTCTCTTGCTACCTAGTGGTTTGCGGTCTGTGCCTCCTCACCGGCCTGCTTATTGACTACTGGAAGTCCGCTCGGTCGGCGGAACAACGCCAGCGTGACTTCCTCACCGCTGCGTGTTTGGGCATTGCAGCAGTGCAGGGCCTGGCTATCGCCTATGCACCTCTCGATCGCGATCCAAGGCAGATGAACTTGCAGTTCGAGGACGTCTTGCCATGACCGTCGATGCTATGCAGTTTTTCTCTATCGGCATCCTGATCATGTTTGCCGTCTTTTACTTTCTGCCGCGTTATATCCGCTGGCGTAAGAAGCACTTTTAATTTTCCGATCCCCGTTAATCACGACTCATGGCCGGCAGAGTTGCGTAGCAACTGTGTTGGGTATGAGTCCAGCGCCCGCGCATGACCGTTGATTGCAGGCGATGTTGCGCGGGTGCTTATACGGGTTCGGGGAGTGCCGCAGTTTTGGGCGTAGTGAGTGCACACGCAGCCTCTCGTATGCGTCTGTGCAGGTGGTGCCGGGATTCCCATGTCCCTCCAACACCCCCTTATTTCAGGTGGTTTGAGGCCGCGAAGCGGCCGAAAAACCTGGGCTTGTCTCTTTAATAGATAACTGACAATAACAAATGGAAGTCACCACCTCCCAGATGAAGCAGCGCCGGCTAGCCCAGTTGGCCAAGGGTGTCAAAGCGGCAGCTTTGACGATTGATAACAAGTTCCGTGACGCCTACGGCGAACCTACCTTTACCGCTAACGGTAACTACACCCGCGACAGCCCTTACCGCGTAGCGTTGATCACGCTCACCTATCGCCACGACAACATGTGGGAGCCCGGCCAGCTCTCCGCCTTGATCAAGAATTACCGCGAGTGGTTTAAGCGTCACGCCAAGGGTGAGGTCATTCCAGAGTTCCACTATGTGTTCGTGATGGAGCTGACCGAGATTGGTCGCCCGCACTACCACATCGTCGCGTGGTTCCCCAAGGGCATCAAACCGCCCCTTCCTGATAAGCAGGGCTGGTGGCCGCACGGTGACACGCAGGCCAAGTACGCACGCAGCCCTGTCGGCTACATCACCAAATATGCGAGCAAGGCCGAAACCAAGTCCGGCTCCCATCTGCCCAAGCGTGCCCGCTTGTGGGGCTATGGCGGGCTAAAGATGGTTGAGCGCGGTGAGGTTGCCTTTGCGCAGGCTCCACGTTGGCTCAAGGGCGTCATCCACCATGAGTCTTTTCCCCGCAAGAAAACTATCGAGGTCGAGAAGGTCTTGCCTTCGGGAAACATCGATAAATCCAAGTTCTCCGCATGGGTGCTTGGTGCAGGCCTAGCCGCTGGCTGGGCGTTTGTCTCGCCGTTTCTCTATGACGGCTTCACCGGCAACGGTATCGCGCTACGCCACACGGGGCACATCGAAGTGCTTGTTCCCGGTGGCGACAACTTCCACATCCTGCATAAGGCAACCACATGAACACCACCGTTCGTATCGAAGTCGTCAACAAGGCCATCAACACGTTTGAAGGCAAGTCGAAGGCCACCGGCAATCCTTTCAAGATCCACCGTCAGGAAGCCTATCTGCACAACGGCCACCACTACCCGGATCGTTTCGACCTCACTCTCAACGGTGACGGTCCCCTTGGTCCTGTGGCCTATGAGCCGGGCTTTTACACCATCGATCCGTCATCGGTCGTTGTGAATCGCGAGTACGGCAACCTCGAGCTTGACCGCTACAACCTCAAGCTTGTGCCTATCACCGATGCGGCTTCTAAGCCCCGCGCTGCTTAAGGATTCCTCATGGCCGTGTCCAGTGTGGTTTCCAAGTACGCGGCTTGTACCCAATTCGATTCGGCGACGGGTGAGTGCACCACCGTCGTGTGGGTCGATCCACCGGCCGTTATTCCGCCTCTGTCTGCTTCACAAGGTGCCATGTTGGGTGGCGTCACCCTCGTGGTTTGGACATGCGTTTACGCGGCGGTGCTTCTTCGTTCTGGTGCACGCATTTCATAGGAGTTTCACCATGTCCAATGCTCTCGTTCCCGTTGCTCGTGTTTCGCGTCGTGCCCGTCTCGGTCTCGCTGGCCGCAAGTTGGGTGCTGCCCTGGCGATGTCCTTTGTGTTGGCCGGTCCGGCCTTCGCGCAGGCCGCTGGTGCCTTGCCCGCCGATGAGACCGCGGCTAAGGGCTTCATGGAAGAAAAGGGCGGTGCTGCCATTGCCATCGCGTTCGCGCTGTCCATGGTCTCGCTCGGCATCGTTGCCGCCAAGCTGCCGCGTAAGGCGAGCTAATCGTTGTTGAACCGTAAGCCGGGTAGGGCAGGTGTCCTGCCCGGTTTTCTTTTGGGGGTTCTATGGATCTGATCGATCACCCGCTCATGGGGTATTTCGTGTGGGTCATGATGGTTGGTGCCGGCTTGTTGGCCGGTCACGGGCTGGGGAGTCAGTCCGATGAGTGAGCGTTTTAAGTCCTCGTTGCGCACCGATCTTGCACTCTCTCTGTTCGATCATCCGGGCCGATTCTTTGCCCTGGTCTGCATCGTTTTCTGTTTCGTCTTTACCCTGTTTTGGGTCCCAGATGCGCATGCCGCTAATTGCTCCTCCACCTCTGATTTGTGTGATCAAGGTAAGGCGTATGCCGCTGCCGCTTCGCTAGCTGACTCTTCCGGTGAGCGCATCTGCCGGCTTATTGGTTCTTCTAGCACCACGTATGTCGGTCCTAAGATCGAGGAGGACCCGGCTAACTCTGGTGCTGACACAGGCGCTTATTCTGCGGGTGTCAGTTGTTCTAATGGCGGCGTCGCGACCGCTGGTACCACGTATTGGGTGCGCGCTCAAAGCTGCTCTAATCGTGGTTTACAGACTGGCTGGCTTGTCGATTTGGGGAGTCCTGTCTGCCACGATGGTTGCTCTTACGCCTACTCGCCAACCGATCACGCCCACGCTCCCACTGGTTCTACCTGTACCACCGATGATGCGCCGCCGCCCAAGCTCGATAGTGATGGCGATGGTGTCCCCGACGACTCCGACGCATTCCCTAATGACCCCTCTGAATCCAAAGACTCAGACGGCGATGGCATCGGTGACAACGGCGACACTGCGCCTGACGATGCTGACAACGGTGCAGATGGTGGTACGGGTAATGAGACCGACAACACTGCATCCGGTGGCGGTACGTGCGATGCGGCGCCTGCTTGCTCCGGTGATGGCATTGCCTGCAATTCGCTGTATCAGCAATGGCGTACACGCTGTGCTGTAGAGGGGCAGGGCGGTAAGGTCACTGGCAACCCTGGTGACTGCAAGTCGTCGTACACCTGTGAGGGCAATCCGACCGGCTGCGCCCAGATTGCAGTGCAACGTGCGTCCCTTTGTCAGGGTACCGGCACAGAGACAGGCCCCGCAGGGGCCGTTTCGGGCGGTGGCAACTGTTCTCAGCCTTATGCCTGTACTGGCGATGCGATCGGATGCGCGCAGTTGCGTCAGGCTTGGGTCGCCGATTGCCGTGTCAAATCGTTGTTCGATGGCGATGGTGATGACGATCAAGAGGATCGCGACCCATCCGACTTCATCGGTGTCTCTGATTCGCCAAACACCTCGCTGCTTGATGCTGGTGGTTGGCTTGGTTCGCGTAGCTGCCCTGCGCTCAATGACGCTGCTTTCTCAGGGTTAGGTACCAGTGTTGCAACTGGTATTCGTGCCTTGTGTGATGGTGCATCGGCGCTTGCTGCGTTTGTTCTCGTCCTGGCGTATCTCCATGCCAGTTGGATCATTGGCCGGTCTGTCACCGGTGGGGGTGCGTGATGTGGGGTCCGTTACTTGCTGGGTTGAGTCGGCTTATCGGCTCGCGTGTTGGGCAGTGGTTTCTTGCTGCCCTTGCCGCTCTTGGGCTCTCGTATGTGGCTACTGAGTTCGCTGTTGATCCGATGCTCGATTGGGTCAAGGGTGCGATTGCCACCGGTCCTGCCCAATGGGTGTCATGGGCTGGCTTCTTGAACATCGACCGGTATTTCACGATCACGCTTAGCGCCTACGCGGTTGCTGCCTCCGCCGGCGCTTTGCGGTTGCGTAAGAAAAAGGGGGCGTGACATGCTGCATTTGATCACCGGTCAGAACGGCTCTGGTAAGTCGTTGCGTGCCATCCAAATCATGTATGAGCGGCACGGGCAGGGGATGGAGGTCTACGCCTGTGGCTTCAGGGGTATGAAAGCTCCCTTTGTCAAGCCCTTTGCTGATCCGCGTCGCTGGGCTGAATTGCCGCCCAATTCGGTGCTGTTCGTGGATGAGGCGCAACAGGTGTGGCGCACCCGTCCGCCTACGCGACCGGTGCCACCGGAGGTGCAAGCGCTTGAGACGCACCGGCATCAGGGCATCGATATCTACCTGATCACGCAGTCGCCGATGTACCTGGATAGCCACATTCGGCCGCTGATCACCACGCATCAGCACCTGGTCAGCTACGACAAGGGGTCAGCGCGGCTCTTTCAGTTCTCTGAGTGCCGTGAGGACGTCAAATCGGCCGCATTGCGCAACAAGTCCGATTTCAAGGTCTGGCGGTATCCCACCGAGCATTACGCCGACTATGAGTCGGCTGAGGTGCACACGACCAAACCTAAGATCCCGTGGCGTCAGCGGGCCGCTAAGGTGTTGTTCGTGGGTGCGGCGTTGTTGTTGGTGTGGGCGATCTGGTCGGCGTTTTTCCGTGATCCGCCCGAACCTGATGTCAAGCCCAAAGCAGACAAGCCGGCGTCGTCTTTGATGGCGGTGTTGCAGCCGGGGTTGGCTGGGTCGACGGCGATGGCGCCTGTCTATGTCAATGCGCAGGACTATGCGGCCCATCACCATGCGCGCATTGCAGAGTTGCCTTGGTCGATGCCGGCCCTAGATGCGCGTGCTGTTGTGGCTGAGCCGGAGTTGTATTGCATGGCCAGCGGGCCAAAGTCCGATCGCACCTGTACGTGTCTGACCGAACAGGGAACGCGGTATCTGTTGCCGCGTCCCCGGTGTGAGTACGTGGCGCGCTGGGGTGGGTCGTATAACCCGTACCGCGAGCCACGCAAGGATGCGCCTATGCAGCCATCGCAAACGGCCCAGAACGGCCCTTCCGACGCCGACGGCGGATTTCGCATAATGTATAGAGGGTGGGTAAGTGCTACCGGCGAAAGGGCCGCTAGCAGCGCGTCATGCGCTCCTGTGTGCACCGCCAGGACCAGCAGCGCGACCACCGCGGCGGCCGCGCTTAGCCTGTCCAACACTGATCGCCATAGAGCTTTTTCAGCCGGCGATGCAGCTGCTTCGGCGTGAATTTTCGCCATCCATTCGCCCCCGTCCAGATGCGCCATAGCGCATAGCTCTGCAATGCGCGCGTCAGGAACCGGGTAGCGACCAACGCGCCAGCCGCTTATCAGCGCCCGCGTCACCCCAATTTTCTTGCTCAACATGTTGTCGGACGGTATGGCGCATGACTTGCGCACCGTGTCAAGCAAATTATTTACATGGTCCATGACAGGTTTTTCTTGACAGAGAGGACAGTGAAAACTATACATGCATCCGTGCTTAGGCAACCCTAAGCACCGCGCACCCCCGGCTCCCCTCCGGGGTCCGCGTCAAGGGGCAGGGGAGGGGGCTTGATGGACGTCATCGCATTCGCACTTCTCGGTACCGCCTGCTTGGTATGCAGCATCGGCGCAGCGCGCCTTGTCGGCTGGATCTTGGATCGCCGCGACGCTGCCATTCTTCGTCAGCTGCGGGAAGACGACCTGATTGCTCAGGCTAGGCATCAGGTTCGTATCGCAAACCTCAAGCGTTCCGTGCGCGCTGCCGCTGAGGCTGAGGAGTGCGCATGAAAGAGTTCGCAAAGTGCATCGGATTTGTCTGGGCGCTGGCCGCTTTCGTTTCGCTTTTCATTATCGGCGCCTACTACCTTCCTGAGCCGTGGACATGGGTCTGCGGTGTGTTCCTCTTCGTGACGCCTGCCGGTGTTTTTGCCTACCTAGGCGGTGTTGGTCATGACTGACGCTCCGTCTGTGCAATGGCTCATCGCTGCCGCTCGTGTGCATGGCGGTCCACGCATCTACGTCTTGACCATCGTCGTCAATGGCAATCCTGTCGAACAGAGCTATTTCGCATCTCGCACCGATGCTGCTGTTGCACGTGATGCTGCCATGGAGTTCTACCGTGGCTGACGGCACATGCTCGTTCTGCGGTGAAACAACCGTCTACTTCTTTCCCGGTGGCTTGTGCGTCGCATGCACCGGTAAAAACGCACGCATCCGCATGCAGGAACAGCCCACGCAATCGCGTGAGTTGTCCGCTTTCGATACGTCTGTCGGCGTCATGCAGGCCGCTACGCGCCGCACTGAAATCGCCGCAGAGAAGATCCAAAAGAACAAGCGTGTGGTCGGCACAAGCGTGCGTGAGTTCGACGCTGCCCATCCGATCGCATTGACCGCTGAGGGCCAGCGCGCAGCGCTGGCCCTTGGGCTTGTCCATTACAAAACAAGTGACACGCGGGCCTCTACGACCGGCACCGTGACCATCGAAATCGACCCGCTACAAGCGCGGGCGCAACGGCTGCGCAAGTCCGTGATTACCGGAGCACGTCTGCATGACCAGGAAGCGAAAAAAGGCTCCTTCCGGGGTGCGTGGTATTTCCTCACGCTCACCTACCGTGATGGAAGCGACAGCAGCCCTCGTGACGTTAGCGAACTATTTAAACGCATGCGCGGCCACTTCAATCGCCTTAAATCTGGGCGCGCACGGTGGAACCGTGAAAGCTTTCGTTACGTATGGGTCGGAGAGCTCACCCAGCGATTCCGCCCGCACTACCACGTAATGCTGTGGGTTCCGACGGGTATGTATTTCGGCAAAGTCGATCAACGCGGCTGGTGGCCTCATGGCACAACGCAAATTGAAAAAGCCCGCAACTGCGTCGGCTATCTCGCGAAATACGCGAGCAAGTTCACTGCCCTTACAGCTGGAGCTTTTCCCAAAGGCTTCCGCACACATGGCATTGGTGGACTCGATACCGAATCTAAGCGCGAGTTGCGCTGGTGGAAAGCCCCGAAAGATGCGCGTGAAGCTCTCGGCGGGGAAGCGGATATCCGCAAAGCAAAGGGCGGATGGTTCGACAGGCTTACCGGAGAGTTCTGGCCGTCTCCGTGGAAAGTCACATTCATTTTCGGCCGGACATTCGCCTGGAAGGTAGTCCAACTATGAAAGTCCAAGTCATGAGTTCCGCTGTCGCTGTTCGTTCCTTTCCTGCTCGCGAGGGTAAGCCCGCGACGCATTTCCGTGAGCAGACCGCAGCGGTGTTGCGCGAGGGAGATTTCCCGCTGCCGTTCACCATTGGCCTTGATGAGGATCAACCCCCGTACGGCGAGGGCTTTTACATCATCGACCCCAAGTCGTTGCAGAACAATAAATTCGGCGGTCTTGAGTTCGGCCGTCGTATTCGGCTGTTGCCTGATCTCACTGCAAAGCTGCAACAGCAGCCGGCAAAGGTTGGCTGAATCATGGCCGTGTGCGTAGCCCTGCAAGCGGATGGCACGTTGGTGCCCACCGGTCAATCGGTTGGCGAGTGCAGCGGCTACGTGCTCGTCAGTGGTAGCGAATACAGCGTGTATGCGCTGGTGCAAGAAGCGTTCGCCATGCCCAGCAAGGAGGACGCCGTAGCGTGGTCCACCGGCTGCTGCGGCTTGGTGATCGTGTGGTTCGTCCTGGGACGCCTCGCCGGCAGCGTCGCAGGCATGTTCAACGACCGGTAAATCAATCAATCAACGAGGAGAGTAAACATGGGTGACATTCTGACTGGCGTGAGCGGTGCTGAGGCTGCAACCGCGATGATCGCAGCGGCCGCAATCATTGCCTTGGTGGGCTTCACCAAGTGGGGTGCCAAGAAGGTTGCAAGCTTCTTCGGCTAATGGTGGTGAGGGCAGGGCGGCGCTTCGGTGTCGCCCTCTCTCTTTCAGGGGTAGGGCGATGATCGTTCTCTTGTTCTGTGGATTCATGGGCGCGTTGTGTGGGTGGGCAGGCGTCAAGGGGTTGGATGCGTGATAACTGTTCGCCTTGTAGCGTGCATCCTTGCGGTTGCGTTGTGGTCATGCGCGTTTAGCGCCAATGCCGCCATGTGTAGAGATGCGGCTGACGCCTGCGATCAAGGTCAGGCGTTCTTGGCTGCTCGCATGCTGGCCGATCAGCGCGGCGTTGATTTGTGCAAGCTAGTCGGCGGTTCCAATTCGCTTTACAAGGGGCCTGATGTTGTTGCCGAGAGTGCTGGCATTTATAACGCACAGGCGACGTGTAGCATCGGTGGGCCTGCTGGTGCTGGTTCCACGTTTTACAGCAAAACGTGTGCCCAGCGTCCCCCCTTGATTGGCGCGTCTTCTTCCGATGGCAGCGGTTTTAGCTGCGATGACGGCTGTTTTTACAATTTCACCGTTGGTGCATCAGGCGGCAGCGGCATGTATCCCAGCGGTGCCACTTGCTCTGCGGGTGATGCGCCACCTTCCACGCCTGGTGATGACGGCGGTGATGGCGACGGCGGCAGCGATGGTGGTGGAGATGGTGGCAGTGACGGTGGTGGAGACGGTGGAAGCGATGGCGGTGGTGACGGTGGCAGTGACGGTGGCAGTGATGGCGGTGGTGACGGCGACGGCGATGGTGATGGTGATGGCGACGGTGATGGCGACGGTGATACTCCTGGTGATGGTGACGGCACGACGCCTGGTCAGGGTGAAGGCGGCGAGGGCGCTCCCATGTCCGAGCTCTACAATAAAAGCGGCAAGACAGTTGAGTCTGTGCTGAGCAAATTCAATACGCAGGTGCGCGGCACGCCCATGGTTGCCGGCATCACGGATTTTATGACTGTGCCCTCCGGTGGATCGTGCCCGGTGTTTTCGCTGGGCGCGTCGAAGTGGTGGAACGCCATGACGATCAATTTTCATTGTGGCGGCGATTTTCTGGCGTTTCTGCGCGCGGCGGGCTGGGTGATCCTGGCGATTGCTGCTTACGCTGCGCTCCGTATTGCTGTGACCTGAGGACGACGATATGCAAGCAGGTTGGTTCAATGATTTCACGTCGCGACTATCACGTGCCTTAAAAGCGGTGTGGGATGGATATTGCGATTTCATGTCTGAATTGTGGCGTTGATGTGTTGACTTGGGGAGACGATATGCAAGCAGGTTGGTTCAACGATTTGACCGCATGGCTGTGGCGTGCGGTCAAACTGGTGTGGCAGGCGATTGTCGATTTCGTGGGCGACCTGTTCGTGATGTGGCTGGAACAGTCGCTGGCTGCCATTCTCTACGTGTTGACGTTGCTGCCTATGCCGGACTTCATGAAGGGCCAGAGCATCGGCGGCATGCTCGGTAACGCCGGCAGCACAATTTTGTGGTTCGCCGACGTGTTCAAGATCGGGCCTGCCCTGGTGATGATCGGCGCGGCCATGGTGTTCTATCTGTTGCGTCGCGTGCTGACGGTCGGGATTTGGTGACATGCATGTTTTCAATGAAGGTGTGCCGCGTGCTGGCAAGAGCTACGACGCGGTAAAGAATCACATCCTCCCCGCGCTCAAGAAGGGCCGGCGTGTGTTCGCACGGCTCAACGGCTTGCGATTTGATCGCATTGCCAAGCACCTGGGCATTGCCGAAAGCGATGTGCAAAGCCTGCTCGTCTTGGTCGATACGAAGGACGTGACCAAGCTTTTTGCGTGCACGCAGGATGAGTCGGGCAAGTGGTGCATTCCGGACGAGTTCAAGGATTCGTTGGTCGTCATTGATGAGGTGCACGAGTTCTACGTCAATGAGCGCAAGCCGCTCTCGCCGGCAGTGGAGAATTTCTGGGCGCTGCTCGGCCAGAACGGCGGCGATGCGGTCATCATGACGCAGTGGATCAACCGCCTTCACTCTGCGGTCAAGGCGCGCATCGAGAAGAAAAACACCTTCCAGAAGCTCACCGCCATCGGCATGAAGGGCCGATATCGCGTGACGTATTTCCATACCACCTCGCCGGGGAAGTTCGAGAAGGTGGGCGGGCAGACGCTCAAGTACGACCCGGCCATTTTTCCGCTGTATGACGGCTATGCCCCTGGTGCCGAAAACACCGAGGTCTACGAAGAGGGTGGCAAGAACGTCTGGGCAGCGATGGCGGTGCGTGCTGCGATCTTCATCGTTGTCGGTGGTGTTGGCATCTACTTCTTCGTGCACTACTTCACCAAGGATCGTTCCGATCCGAACAAGCCTGTGGCCTCGGCAAGCCAGACCAATAAGCCCGCGCACGTTGGTGCAGGCTTGGCAAATGGCGCGCCAAGCGTGCCGATCCAGCCGCCGCCGCCCGATCCGCTCGCCGATCTCACGCAGGAACAGCGCTATGTCGCCGAGCTTGCCAGCAAGGGCCGTATACGACTGTCGGCGCGTGCGCGGGTAGGCGATCAGGATCGGGCGTGGGTCCAGTGGATCGACGAGAGCAACAACGTCATTGAGGAATTGGACCTCACGCAGCTGCGCGCCCTGGGCTATAGCGTCAGCGTCGTTACGTACGGCGTGCGCTTGTCAGCTGGCAAGCACATCATGGTGGCGACCGCGTGGCCCTGGACCGCGCCCATTCGTGAGAAGGACGCACGGCTCTACAACATGGCCCCCGATGGGAGCGGTGGCGCTGCTGGCGTTGCGACCGTAGGGAGTGACGGCGGCGGCGCTGACCGCGACCGGGTGCGAGGCGGTGTCATTGAGTACGGGCCGCGCACGCAGGGCACGTTCCCGGACAACAAGGCCTACACCACGAACACCACGACGCCGGCCACTACCTTGCAGATGTAGGTAGAATCCCGCTCTCAAGGGGAGGGCGTATGGATATTCGTGCGTTTTTTGTTGTGCTCTTCGTGGCTTCCGTTCCGGCCAGCGCCCAGCAGGTTTTCAAGTGCGTGAGTGGTGCGCAAGTCGTTTACCAGTCGGCTCCGTGTCCAGGCGTTACCGCAAAGCAATGGGATGCTCAGCCTGAGCCGGATAACCCGGCGTTGAGGCAAAGGCTTGCCCGTACCGCTGCGCAGCTTCGCGCCCGCAATGCGTCTCCTGTCCGTTCCGGTTCTGGGACCTATGTGGCTGCCAGTTCTTCCAAGGATCGCTATGCATGTGAGGTTGCCAAAGAGGGGCGTCGTGCAGCCTATGAAGCTGCCGGCGTGCATCGCTCTTTCGCGCTTTCCAGCTATTGGGACAACGCAGTCCAAGATGCCTGCAAATGACCCAGGGGTGTAGGGGCATAGCCCCTACGGATAACGCCTTACCCGCGCCGTGGACCTCGTGGCCCACGCGTCCTACGGATCACCGTCGATCGATCGGCGGACCCCGCGCCATCCACCACTGATAGCCGCATTTCACGCCTGCGCCGGAGCACGTCCCGCAGGTAGATCACCTCGGCCGGCCTGGCATGCCACACGCGCTCGCGTTCCTCGGCCATCATCAGCGCCCACTCGCGGGCGATGTTGCATGTGAGCGACCAGTACCGCATTCCCACCGGGTCGATATCTCGGCCTTCGGGAGTGAAAAACCGATGCCCCTGGAAACCAAAACCGGCCCAAGGGCCGGTCAGGTCTACGCGTTCGTAGGTGTCAATCGTCATCCAGTCCGCTTCCTGTGGAGGGACCAGCATTGATAGGCCGCCAGGGCGCACAGGAGCGTCAACAGTCCACTTCGCATAATGTATATTATGTAAAATCCCATGACTGGTCTGAAGCCGTCACAAGCTAGATTTCCGCCACATCCGCGGCGAGTGCCCCACTTGCGCCTTGAATGCACGCGAAAGCGCTGCCTCGCCGGCGTAGCCCACCTCGTCGGCCAGTTGCTTGAGCGGCCGGCCCTGGCGCAGGCCGCGTTGCACCAGCGCGATGCGCCAATCCTGCAGGTACTGGCCTGGAGTGCAGCCCACCGTGTCGTGAAAGCTGCGGGCAAAGGCGCTGCGCGACATGCCGGCACGGGCGGCCAGCGACTCCAGCGACCAGGGCTGGGCGGGATGTTCGTGGATGCCGACCAGGGCCAGGCGCAGCCGCGCGTCGGCCATGCCGGCCAACATGCCGCCCTTGGCGTGGCCTTGCTCCATCAGTTCGCGGATCACGTGCACCAGCACCACTTCGAAGAGCCGGTTGAGCACTGCCTGCCGCCCGCAGTGCTGTGCGAAGGCTTCTTCGAACAAGGCATGCACCAGCACCGCACCTTGGCGCAGCGCTTCCAGCGGCAGGCAAATGCACGCAGGCAGTGCGCGCACCAATGGATTGGCCGCGCCGCCGCTGAAACTCAGGTGCGCGCAGGCAAAGTCGGCCCCGTGCACCGGGTCGGTGTCGAAGCGGTGCGCAAGTGCGCGCGGATACAACAGCAAACTGGGCCGGTCGATCTGCAGGTGGCTGCCGTCGCCGTTGTGGACCACCACCGCGCCCTGGCGAATCAGGTGCAGCTGGCCCCGGTCACCACTGTCGAGCTGGTTGATGCCGCACAGCGCGCCGGCATGGAAGACCTCGGCGGTTACCGAGAAATGGCTCAGCAAGGCGGCCAGACGGTCGACCATCTTGGACTCCAGGTAAAGTTTCATGGACGATTTGCGGCCTATCGTATCGCCTTGACGCGCAAAGTCACTCCTGTCGCCGGCGCCCTGCCCGGCTTGTCCAGGAACCGCATCATGAAGACTCCCCTCGCCCTTATTGCCACCACGCTGCTGGCGGCATCGGTTGGCACTGCTGTCGCGGCCGCACCCAGCGACCAGCCGGCGCCATTGCGCCCGGTCGCAGACTTCCTCAAGGCGCTCAACAGCGGTGGCGGCACGCCGATCGAGCAGCTGAGCCCCGCGCAGGCGCGTCAGGTGCTGACCAACGCCCAGGCCAATACACCCCTGCCGGCGGCTGATGTCAGCCGCAAGACCATCCAGGCCAACGGCAAGCTGCTGAACCTGGTGATCGTGCGGCCGCCGCATAGCACTGGCCAGGTGCTGCCGGCTTTCATGTTCTTCCATGGCGGCGGCTGGGTGCTGGGCGACTTCCCGACCCACGAACGCCTGATCCGCGACCTGGTCAATGCCTCCGGCGCAGCGGCGGTCTACGTCGATTACACGCCCTCGCCGGAGGCGCACTACCCGGTGGCGATCCATCAGGCCTATGCCGCCACGCGTTGGGTTGCCGAACACGGCATGGAGATCGGCGTGGATGGCCAACGCCTGGCACTGGCCGGCAACAGCGTCGGTGGCAACATGGTGGCGGCAGTGGCGCTGCAGGCCAAGGCAGCAGGCACGCCGGCACTGCGCTACAACCTGATGCTGTGGCCGGTCACCGACGCCGCGTTCGACAATGACTCGTACCAGCGCTACCAGAGCGGCTACTTCCTCAGCCGCAACATGATGACCTGGTTCTGGGACAACTACACCACCGACCCCAAGGCCCGCGCCGAGATCACTGCTTCGCCCCTGCGCGCTACCGCCGCCCAGCTGGAAGGCTTGCCGCCGACCCAGATTCAGACGGCGGAGCTGGACGTATTGCGCGATGAGGGCGAAGCCTTCGGTCGCACGCTAGATCAAGCAGGTGTCGAGGTGACCGTGACGCGCTACAACGGGCTGATCCACGATTACGGCCTGCTCAATGCGCTTCGGGACGTACCAGCAGTCCGTGATGCGATTCGCCAAGCCGGCGATGGATTACGCGAACACCTGAAGTAAGCGCGATAGCGGAATGGCTCTGTGGCCGCCGCATCCGCAGTTGGCACGGCCGGTAGACGATGGCAAGGAACCTGTGAACTGTCAGAAAGGAAACCGTGACTGAGCCGTGTCACGTTTCAACGTGCCAACTCGTCCAGGGCGCGGATGACCCGTGCCGAGTGCAAGCTGGTGTGGATTCAACTTCATCGATCCGCGATTGCAGTCATCGTTGATGTTGAAGGTGCGGAAGCGGCGGCCAGGCCACGAGGTGTCGGACATGAAGTCTGCCTGCCAGGTGTGGTTCGCCGCTTGCGGGATCTCCAGCGACGCGGATGCGATCAGGTCGCTGACGCTTGCCGCGACATGGAAGAGTGA